AGTTCTTGATGCGAAAGGCGAAGGCCATGGGGATCTCGCTCACGAGCTTGAGCTTGCAGGCTACACTTGTGGCTTCTGGGCCGACGCCGATTGGCTCCTCTGCCGAGACGGCAAAGCCCGGCCAGTTGAACCCGGCACATTCCCGCTGGCTCATGGGCGTGCCGGTCGAGTGGCTGTGGTGCGCACCCGAGAGCAAGCCGGAGCCGAGGTACAGGAAACGTACTGGTACAACCGGGCAGGGGCGCTCAAGTGCATAGGGAACGCCATCGTCCCGCAGGTCGCGGCCATCTTCATCAAGGCGGCGCTGAGATCAATCCATGACGAGTTCGTCTAGACACAACAATGGGGAGAGAATGAATAAACTACATGAGAAGTTCGAGGAGTTGTCCAGGATACCCCCGGGTACAATCGAGATCGGCGGGCAGTTGTTCGTTAAACTCACCGACCACAACCGGGCGAAAAAGCTATTAGCCGCAGAAATAGAAAAGGGGCGGACCAGTGAGATTGGGGCGGGTATAATGCGTGAGGCGCTTCTAACTATTGAGCGTAGCGGTGCGCCTGGAGGAGCGATCTGTGCACGGCGGGCAGATGGACATTCCTGTAGTTGGTGCCGTGGAATGCTCACCCCTTGTCCGGTTTTGACCGCAAGAAAGGCCCTTGAAAAGATTTAACGACGAGAAAGGAAGGTTGATACCATGGAAGGAATCCTAATCACCGTTGACCCTGGCTGCGTGTTAGGTGTCGCCGTGTTCCGCAACTCGGTATTGCTGGACGTGGGGCTGTTGTCCGCGCCGACAATTCGCGACCTACATTTTAGGTTGCACCAATTGTTCTCGAAGTACTCCCCTCGTCACGCTGTTGTCGAAGTGCCCCAGGTCTACCAACAGCGCCGATGGAAAGGCGACCCGAACGACTTGATCGACGTGGCCGTGCTCGCGGGGATCGCCGGCGCAGCGCTCGCTCCTTTCTGCGAGCCGTTGTTCATCACGCCTCACGTCTGGAAGGGCAACCGGCCCAAAAGTGTAGACAACGAGTACACGCTGTCGAAGTTGAGTGCCGTCGAGCGCGAAATCGTGGACCGTTGTTCGTGGCCCAAAGCACAAGCCCACAACGTCCTCGATGCGCTCGGTATCGGGCTATGGTCGTTGGAGAGGAGGTAGACCGATGTCGCCAATTCCAGAGCCGTCGATAGACATCGACGACTTCGAGAAGTTCTTGCAACAGCCCCGCACCGTCGAGGATCTGATGGAGAAGTTCTCGCTGTCGGAGCGATCAACGTACCGATATCTCAAGGTGCTGGAAGAAATGGAAGTACGTCTAGTGCGCCTCGGCGCCGGGCGGCCTACAAAGTACCAGGTACTCAGGGGATCCGGGAAATGAACCTTGGTTACATCCTCATCTCGAAGCGAGTGCTCACGCGCATGTACGCCAGCGAGAGCTTCGCGGCGGAAGTCGGCCGCGCGATTCGTCACCACGGCATCTCTAACGCGCTCCGCGCCGAAGTGCTGAAATACGGGGTGCCCCTGGTAACGAGATTCGACGGCTTTGGGATCATGACCTCGAACGACAAAAACCAAATGCCGAGGACCACCGTGGCCCTCGACGATGAAGGCTGTTTTCTGTAGATAAAAAAAAGGAGGACACCAATGAAAATCCCGAACGAGTTGGACGTGCGCACCGCCGCCGAGCCCGCGGCCAAGGAAGCCAGGGACGCCGCGGACTTCTGTGTCGGCGCGAAAATCGAAAACCACCCCGACCTTCAAGCCGCGGTCAAGTGGATTGCGCTCATCAAAGACCAAGCGACGGCACTGGACGAAAAGCGGAAGACATTCTCCGAACCCCTGCGTGAGGTGCTCGACCGCATCAACGCCGAGTTCAAACCGGCAACCGAGGCCCTGGCCTTGGCCGAGCTCACGCTCAAGAACAAGGTCAGCACCTACCTCCGGTCTTCCGCAGCACAGCGAGACGAGGTGCTCGCAAGCATCGACCCGAACGATGGCGTCGACAAGAAACAGTCAGCGCTCGTGAAGGCCGACGCCCTGGTTCCCCCGAAAATCCCGGGACTGTCAGTACGCGAAGGGTGGACCGGAAGGGTCACTGACGCAGGGAAACTCATCCAGTGGGCCGTCGAGCACCGGCGTTTCGACCTGCTCTCCGTCGACGAGAAGGTACTCAAGGCCGTCACGAAAGCAGCGGGCCGCGACCCCGAGATCCCCGGATGGAGCCCGGTGAAAGATTTGACTATCGCAATTACGACTTCGAAGGTAGAATGATTCCGGTGTCCTCCCTGGCCCCACGGTAGGGAACCGTTGCCCCCCCCTGAGGTTTCCAACCCCTGCCGTGGGGCCTTCTTTTTTTGGGTGAGACGCCGAGGAGGGAAAAAAATGAACAAGGAACTACTGGAAGCCGCAGCCGTGTTTTCGACTTTGGCCGTTGCCCTCGCAATTCTGATCCACTCCTGCGACGCGTTGTCGACGGATTCGCCAGCGGTCGCCGAATTGGACCGAGCGGTGATCCGCTTGGTTACGACGGGCTCCGAGCGACATGCCATCGCCCCCTACCCTCACCATCCGATTACTCGGGACGCCCTGGCCAGGGAGGCTCTGGCGAGGGCCTGCGTTGAAGCTGGGAGCGCTCACGCGGTAGACCCGTGGCTCCTGCTCGCCATTGCCTTCCGTGAGGGTTCGTTCGGGCTGTCGACCGAGGGCGCGCTCGGTGAGAGGTCAACATTTCAGTTCATGCCCTCTACCTCACAACACGTCGCGCGCACCGTCGAGCCCCGCTGCGACCTCGATACCGTAACAGGAGCGGCTTATTGCGCGGCAGGGCTATTGGCCCAAGGTCGAGAGAAATGCGATGGTGATCTACGCGGGGCTTTCTTGAGGTACGCCACGGGGAGGCCGGCCTGCCGCCCGTGGAACGCGAAGACGCGATGGTTAGTGAGAGACCGTTTTAGCTTGGCGAAATTGTTGCAGAGAATAGGAACTAATCAAACGGATTACTCGGCACTGGACGCGGGTGTTTTAGGAGAAGCCGCAGCTGAGCGTTCCTATCCTTGAGCTCGATGTTCTCTCCTTCAAGCATTTTGATCCGGTTCTCCAATCTGTCGCAGTACACCTTCGCGTCGGAGATGATTTTCTTTTGTCGCTCGAGGAGGTTCTCCTGGCTGATTTCGCGCTGAGACTTTTCCTTCTTGCCGTATTTCTTGTCGTAGACGGACCACATCATCTCGTAGGCTTTGAAGGCCAAACTCGCGAATAGGCTACCCATCAACAAGCTCCAGCTCGGTGAGCGACAGACTTCGAGATCAAAAACGACATTTTTGCAGATCGGTTTTGATCTGGAAGGTCGTCAAGAAAGGGAAGCGATAGCGTAAAGCATCCTCGCTACAGGCAAGACGCCGGCGCCACTCGTGCCAGTGCTCGGAGCCAGGAGCGACTATCCACTCGCCGCCCACGCCGCCGAGCTGCCGGTCTTCGACGTCCGCCAGACGGAATCGCACGAGGAACGGGTTCCACGTCGAATGTCCCGCGGTCTTGTGCGCGTCGACCCATCCTTCCGTCTTGCCCTCTTCCGCCAGCCTATCCCGTAGGGCGTCGGCGAAACCTCCATCCGTGCCTGGTCCGACGTTCTCGACGTCCTGGTCGCGTTCGGCGTTCTCCGCAGTCAGACATGCGTAGAGGACGACGACGGGGGCACGCTCGGTTTTGACGGCGAGAAGACGGGCAAGCGCCCCTACGTTCTGAAGGTCGAAACCAAACTGGATCCCGCTGGGCCAGCCGTGACAGAAGAACGCTACACCGGCCAGGCTCCCATCTGCGCAACCCCGTAGGCGCTCCGTCACGACGGCAGCTCGACGCTCTCGAGGCACACCTACGCACTTGACCGGGACAAGGTCGGCCGTAGACAGCGAGTGGAGTTTCGCAAAGCGTTTGACTTCGGGGATGAAGGCGCCCGTCGCGTCATGGCGCCCCTTGGTGTTGGTCGACGAATAGAAAGCGAGGAAGGGCATCACTCGCTAACCGGAGGGTCGAGCATCTCGCAGACCCTCATCACGAGGATGGTGTTCGGGTAGCCGTCGCCGACGAGATGCTTGAGCTGAGCCACCTGCTCGGCGTCCAGCTCCACCTCGTCATTTCCGAAAATCTTTTCGGCGAGCTTGCCTTGTCGAATCTTGTCCTTCGCCGACACCTTTTTCTGGGGATCGGATTGCGCTAGGACGTTTACGAGCACGTCCCTCAGAAGTTGAGGCCGGCCTCCTTCGCCGACGAAGGGTTTTCCGCCAAGAGCAAGGATGGGTTGGGTCACGTCGATTTTTGTCACGGTGTTCCTCCTGTGTTGTTTCTTGAGCTTTCGCAAAAATCTTCCCACGGGAATACGCGCCTGTCAACTACATCGGCAGGAACAAGGCGAGCTGCGCCTGCCAAAAAGCCACGCCGGATTGCGCCCGCGCAAGCTCTGCCTCGATGTGCTCGCGACTGAACCGCTGCTCTTGAAGGTGCGCGGTTCGTTGCACAACCTCTTGCGTCTCGGCATCGACCGAAATCTCAGGGACGTTGAGCTTCACTAAATCTCCGGTCCGGGCGTCCCTGAGTGCGACTTCTTTGATGAGTTCTGGCATTGTCGGCTCCTTTTTTTTAAACCCCTATGATCTTCGAAATCCCGCTTCGAGCAGCACCAAGCACCTGCCCGATCGCGGTGTAATCCTTGCCGAGAAATTTCCCGGCGTCCCAGCCGTTCGGCCCCGCGCAGCACTCGTCGGCGCCGGTGTTGAAATTGGCGCGAGCGGCGCCTTCAAAGTCGGTCGTGAAGTACGAGGACTCGTCGATGCCCGTGCGGTTGCAATCCGCCGTCGCTTTCAAATGGACATCGAAAGACGACGGCGTGTTCGAAACGAACTGGTTAGCGGAGGCTTTGTTCGAGAGGTTTGCGTCAGCACTGCCCGCCGTGGCGTCGGAAGAGATGTTGTAGAGGAACGTCCCTCCCGTTCCCGCGAGACTCGTGTAATAGTCCTGCGTGCCGCTGTCGCCGACGTAGTTATTTTCTATCAACCAATAGTTGCGGGTCAGGTTGTGGATTCCAATGTTCTTCGCGTCGAGCACCGTGTTGTTTGCGAGCAAGGACTCGTGGCCGGAAGTGGCAGCTCCCGCAATATAGATAGGCCAGCCGTTGCCAGACGTCCCGATGTTGACAAGCGCGTTGTTGTAGCAGCGCATGTCCCCGCCGCCGAGGTACAACCCGAAACAATCGTACCCGCTCGGCGCATCGCAATCGTAAATGAGGTTGTTGTAGATGTGGACGCCATCTCCATAACCGGACGCGGCGTGTAGGATATAGTTGATAGAACCTGCCTTGTACGAAGAAGACGTGATGCAGAAATCCGATAACCGCACGTAGTCCGAAAGCTGAACATGCGCGGCCACGGCCGCCGAGCCGACATCGAGCACAATCCCGCCGCCGCGTTGGCCGGCGTGACTGACCATTGCCTTGATGTGGATGTAGTCGGCGGCGCTCGCGTTCGAGAAGCCGGTCAACACGTCAAGCGTTTCAGCGTATCCTGCCGCTTTCGCGTAGACCTCGACGGTCTGGACGCCTTGCCCAGATAGGTCGCCGGGTATAGCGTCGATAGCGGCCTGGATCGTGCTGTAGGTCTTGCCGTCGCCAACTGTAAATGTGGTCATATTACATGACTCCAACGCTCGCCGCCCTTATGCAATCTCCACCATTGCCATATTGGGCATGAAGAACATGATGTCAGCGGTGATCGCCCAGCCGACGCATTGCACCCGGTCGCCGCTTCCAGCCGGCTGGGTCTGGGTCAGCGCCCCGGTCGTCGTGCTCACGAAGATCAAACCCGCCTCGCCCGGCCCTACCGTCCAGTTCCACGCATCATTCCGAATCGGTCCCCAGATGTGGACGGGCTGGGCGCCCTTCGATGTCGAAAGCGCAAGTGCAACGCACGGCATGGTTGTTCCCGCGTCCGCGTCCGCGTCTTCCAGTTCGCCATCGGCCGCCATGAACAGTGCAGATCCAAATGCGGGTGATGCGCCGGCATCAATCGTCAGCGTCATGCGCTGGCCATTGGCCGTGGTGTCATCAGCCGGTGAAGCCTTTAAAATCTGGTTCCATCCGTTGCGGTCGTTTTCGATCTGATTCCAGCACAATCTCATCCGCTTGTTTACATTTGCCGCGTCTGCTGCCTGCAGCGCAATCGTCGGATCGGTCTGTAGGGTCATGCCCCAATTGGTCAAGCGGTCAGCTTTTTCGCAAATGACGACGGCGTTGGTTTCAGCCCCTAGGCTAAACACCAATGTATCAAGATTGTTGTTTGTCGCCTCGTGACAAATAGCGGAATCAGAACTACTGCCAAACAACAACACCTTATCATCGTAAAACAGCCCGTAATGGGTAAAAATTGCACCAGAAATAAAGGTGGCATCGGCATCGAAAAATGATACACCATCCACCTCAAGCGGTCCCGAAACATATAGCGCCCCGGTTGTCGGAGTAATTCTGTTAGGCGTCCCGCTGCCGACCCCCACATAACCGGACATGCCACCCGGCGCAGCCGTCCCACCGACAAGACTGACAATCCCCCCGTTGCGGTTTGCACCAGTCGCCGACGCCCAGGCCGAATGCGCAGTGATCGTCAAATTCGGCGCTGGGTTGTCGGTCGTCATCGTCCCGCCGAGAATCGAGGCGTAGTCGATGTGCAACCGCTCGCCGGGCTTCGTCGCGGCGGACGATTGCCATGTCAACGTCGGGTGTGTCTTCTGTGCGTTTGCGAAGTCGGTCCCGACATCGGTCTGCTCGCAAATGACCAACGATCTGGAATCAGCAGACAACCCGAGCACCAACGAATCCGGCGTCTGTCCGGTGCGATACCCGAAAGAAGCGGCGCTCGTGCTCCATTCGAGCGTTTTATCCAATAATGTCTGAACGTCGGTCGTACCTACCACTGACCCTGAAACCCCATGCACTCCGCTCGAAGATCCAATGTGCGTATCAATCTGTGCGTGGGTGTTCGTTCCCGCGCCGCTCAAGTTTTGGTGGCTGATCAAGTCGCTGCCACCTACCTCGTGCGAGCTTGCATGTGTCGACGGTGGAAACGTCGAAGGCTTGTCCGTCAAATGCGTGTAGCTGATCGTTCCGCCGCTCGCTCCTGCCGCGCTGTGATTGTGCTGCGCGTTTGTGAAGTCCGCAATCGTCGGCGTCGTCAGGGTCTTGTTGGCCAACGTCGCCGCTGTCCCAGCATAGACAAAGGTATCGTCTATCGAAGGCACCGGGAAAGTCAAAGTCCTATCCGTTGACAAGGGATCCCAATTTAACAAGTAGTTGTAGCTGCCCGACTTGAAAGAAAATGAAGTGTCGAGAACAGGAGCCACCAACGTCTTGGCGGATATTATCTGAGAGTCCGATGTCCCCACGACCGAACCCACGACCCCGTGCACTCCACTCGATGCCCCAATATGGGTGTCGATTTGTGCGTGGGTGTTCGTTCCCGCGCCGCTCAAGTTTTGATGGGCGATGTTTCCCTCGGCAACGTCCAACGTGTAAACGTCCGACGTCGGACCGGAGATCGACAACTTCGTCGAACCCGCTTTGAAAGTGTAAAACCCGATCTCATTTCCGACCTTTGACTTGTACCACCCGTTTTCCCCCCCCTTGTTCCCCGCCGTCGTGAGATCAGACGGCACCGACCACGCGCCCGAGCCGTCCAAGTAGTCAGTCGCCGCACCGCTCAACTTCGGTAACAAGCCGTGCGCCGAAGCCGTCGCGTTCAATGCTGTGATATCCGTAGGCGCCGCCAGCTCGTCGAGCTTGATTGCGTCGCTCCCCCCGCTCTTGTGACTCGACGCGTGCGCGTCCGGCGTCGCCGCCATCCATGCGAGCTTCACCCCGGCGTCGCCATCGGTAACGGCTTGAAGCCGCTTTCCAATGTCGCCAACGGCCGCGGACGGAGGCGTGAAGGTGGCCCAGGTCGGAGTCGTGTCAACGAGTCGCCAGAAGCTCCCGTCAGAGGTCTGCTTCGCGAGCTTGTCGACGTGCCGCGTCTCCAGCCCCGTCGCGCCCTTGCGCGCGGTCTGTGTCGCGTACGCGAGGTCGTGGGCGATATGGATGCTCCCGACCGTCTCCATGTCGTGATACTGAGTGGTCATCAGTCGAAACTCCTCGACAGGAGGTACCCTCCCGTCGCTCTGTTGACGATAAGCTCGTTCGTGTTGCGGCTCATGAGGTACTCGTTCTCCGGTCGATAGGCCTTGACACCTCCGTCTATCACCACCTCAACAAACGCCTCGAGTCCGTCGATGACAAGCTCCTCAAAAGGATATGTGACCCGCTTGCCCATCTCTCAATCGAGCTCCGCGCGGACGTTCAGCGTAACCGCAAAACGCCGAGGAAGCGTCATCCCGTCCAACTCGAACTCTGCCGAGTGGGTTCCCTCCACGAGATCCCCCGCCTGAAAGGTAACATGGCCCAGCTCCGGGTCGCCGCCCGCGTCGGGGACCACCGTCCGCGAGAACTGCGTTCCGTCGGCGAGCAGGACGTTCATCACCCTCGTCGTGTAGTCGGCCAGGTCCAGCCCCTCGAACCTCACCGGCAGAGGCGGCGCCGTGTCGTTCTCGACCAGGTCTACGATGATTTTACGTGGCACGACCATGTCAATGCACTCCGTTCCTCACCGCGAACTCGCGCAGCGCTTCGACCACTCTCTCCACCTGATTTCGTTCCGCGCTGACCTGCTTATCAAAAAAGGAGTTCTGCTCCTTGAGTGATTCGCGAAAGTCCGAGCGCTCTTGTTGCAGCGTGTCCTTGAAATCCTTCCGCGACGCGTCGAGGTTTTCCTTGAAGTCGCTGGCGAGGCGCGGAATCGTCTTGGTGAACGTGTGCCACACGAGCAACGCAATCAGACCCAACGACCCGCCCCCGGTTGCCACCTCTACCCAATTGACGTTCTCAATCATTTCGCTCTCACCTCCACCGTTTTCAAATCCCTTGCCAGTACGAGGTTGTATTTTTCCTCGGGAGCATCGAGGCGTTCGCGGATTTCCGCAACGCGCTCGCCCATCTCTACCTCGAGCGCATGAAGCTTGCCGAGCAGTACCTCCTGCTTGAGTTGGAGGTTTTCGATTCGCAAACGCTCCACCTCTTCAAGCGCATGAACGCCCTCCCGCTTGTCGGCTTCCTGCTCGGCCCTCAGTCGCTCGACGCTCTGCTCGGGGGTTTCCATTTTATGTTTCCTCCTGTTAAAATAGAGCCTGCCAACCGGCACCGTTGTGGCAGTACAATTTGTTGGACGCGGAGTCGTAGTATATTTCTCCGGCGGAGCCTCCCGAGGGCGCGCCGTTTCGAGGTTCACAATAGATTGCCGCTCTTGAGTTGGTCGATCCTCCCCGAGCGTGTACTCCATACCCCTCCAGACCCGAACCCCCTCCTGGACCGCCAACACCATATACTCCCGGTCCACCGTTGCCTGTGCCGTTACCTGCCCCACCGTTGCCGTAGACGCCATAGCCTCCATTTTGATTAGTGTCCCCGTCACCACCGGTACCGGTTACCCCCTGAAACCCTGGGCCCGCTGTGCCGTCCCCTCCTAGTCCGTTGACTCCAATAGTCCCGTAGCCCACCACGCCGCCGGCCAGGCCTGTAGGAAAACTAAATCCCTCCTCCAGACCGAGCACACCTATGGCAGGCCCAACACCATAAACACCAGGACCATCTTCAAATGCGCCGTTCTTATCCCCCCCTTCCCCGTACACCCCCGCGCCTCCATCTCCGTTTGAAACAGCATCCGCACCGACACCATGCAACCCGTGACCAGCATTGCCGGTAGACGCCGAATCCGCAATGCCCTTGAACGCAGCGGTCGACGCACCAAACGCCGCCGTGGCCAGATCTACTTCCCACGGGTACGGCGACTCGATAATAGCTGCTTTGATCTTGATCGCATCGTCGGCATTGCCTGGATTTTTGATGAACAACTCATCCTTCGACGCCCCGTCCGCAAATCTCTCGTTGATCCACTTGATCCAGTCCCCCGTGATCCCTTGCAACCAGTTCTCGTAGTTGTAGGGAGGAGCTTCCTCGAACGTCCAACCCGCGTCTTTCTTTCCGCTCGACGGCTCGGTCCTCGTGCCGGTATCGGCCCAGCGAGGGATCACCGTCGGTTTGCTGTATGTCGCCGCCATCAGTACGCTCCTCCGTATTTGCCCTGGTCGAATCCTTGACCCGAGGTGTCGAATCTGAAGCGCTCGGCCTCGGGAACCCCGTGGTAAATGAGATGCGCCAACACGCCCGCCGCCGTCGCGGTGTGGAGCAGGTCGCCAATGCGGTGAGCTTCTTCCTCGTCACCCACGGCTGTCGCCAACTCGGCAGTCAACGAAGCGGGATAGTACTCGGTCAAGGTCACAGCGCTACCTTCGCTCAACACCACCAGCAACCCTATCAAATCAACAGGCGTTCCCTCGCTCAAGTTGACGAGGATGCGCCCGCGAATCGCAACTCGGTAGTTGTCATCCCCCCGCCCGAGGCGAGGCTCTCCCACGATATCCCCCAGCGTGTCGAGCTGAGCGCCTATCGCCGTGTCGATGCCCCTCTCCTCGAGCAGCTCGAACAACGCACCCTCCAGCTCTTGGACCTGCTGGACGAACGCCGTCAACGTGGCCGCGATGGTAGGCTGTCCCTTGAACTGCTCCACGAGGTTCGCCAGAGCTTCCGCGATGTGCGTTGTGACCTTCGTCAACCCCATCACGTCACCGTTATTCGAGAGGTGTCGAACGCGGCTATCTGCCGCACCCCTATCGAAATGTTCGCCGTTCCCACCGGAGGCGTCACCGTGTCGATCGTGAACGCCGTCACGTCAACTACTCCAGCAATGCCCAACGGAATCGCCTTGAAGACCAGCGCTATCACGTCCTCGCCCACCAACAATGAATCTCCCTTCGCTACGAGGGCGGCCTTGACCTGGTCGTCACCGTCCGTCGGATACAAGTCCGTGTCCTTGGTCAACGTCGCCGCGATATAGATGTTCACCGCCGTCGGTTTGCTCCAGTAAATCGTGTGATTGATTCCCTGCGAATCCTCTACCGTGTCCGTCTCGCTGCCGTAGGTCGCGATGCCCGCGGGCTTGTTCTCCCAGATCGTATCGGCAACCTCTTGCTCCTGCGCCGCTGTCCAGCTCGCCCGGTACACGACCGCCTCGAACGAGTGCGGAGGTAGCCCGTCGCCATCGGTCACGTCCGACGTGTTCTCCAACACCGTCACCTGCAACACGCCGGCGATCTCCAACAACTTCGCTCGAATCGCCTCGACCGTCGACGACCCTGACGCTCGGAGCAAAGCCTCCCTCCGCACACGTAATTCCGGATCTGTCTCGAGATTCGTCCCCTCGACCGCGTCCGCTGTGTTGAACCCTTTGACCTCGGTGGTCGAGAACGCGAGCGGGGTATTCGCCGTGCCTCCCGTCACCTCGATCGCCGAACCCGTGCCCTCGGTGTCGCTCTTGAGCCTGACCCTCGAGTTCTGCGCCGAAGCCGTCAGCCCCGAGGTCTGGCTGGCAATCTCCGCAGCAGCCGCCGCCGCGGTCCAAGGGTCGCCTGCAGCAAAGGTCACGGTCTGCACCGAGCCCCTGTCCACCTTGAGCGTCAAGCTCTTGCCGTCGAGCGCGTAGTTCTCCGCGGTTCCGCAAGTGAGTTGCGCCGCAGCACTCCACCCGGAGACCGGGGTTTGAATCGTGTCGAGGGTCTTCGCCAGCCCCACGATTTCGCCGTTGTCTTCGGACTCGGCCTCGACCGACAACGTGGCATTGTACCCGAGCGAATTGACCAGTGCCGCCGTCGTCACGAACCGCGCCCCCTCGCTGCCCACCGACACGACAGAACCGGCCGGAACGGTCACGCCGGCGTCGAGGAACATCTGGTCGAGAGTCACGGTCGAGGGCGTCGCAGGGAGCCGTATGACCCCCGTGATGGCCGCGATGTTGTCGAGGGCATCCCCGGTCGCGTAGTCGGGGTGAAACGCCCGGTATACGGCTTCGGCGACGTCCCAGAGCTCACGGAGCTTGTCGCCGAAAACGCCGACGATCTGCCCGAAGATAGATGTCGCGAGAAGGTTCAGCGTCGGCGAGATGCCGTCCCTCAACGCCGCATTGATCTCGGTCTGAATGACCGTCAATGTCTTCTTGACAAAACCCGAACTCTCTACACCGTAGGTCATGCTCCCTCACCCAACGGGACGATGAATTCCTCGTTGTACTCTATCACGCCATCCGTACACGTTCCACGAAAGTCGACTGTGAGATTTCGCGAAGCGCCTTCGTAGGTTACGTTCATGTCGGTGATCGCCAACATCCCCGGCACCTTCAACACCGCCTCTCGGAAAAGCTGGTTCAGCTCTGAGAGGCGGGGCTTCTGCCCGAGCACGCGCTCGAACCACGGGAACCCAATGCGCGTGTCGAGAAACCACTCCCCGAGAAACGTCTTGAGCGACGTACTCACGTGCTGCGCCACTGCGTCTACGCCGTCGACCAACACGAGGTCGTCGTTCTCGATCGCCAGGTCGCCACCTGTCAGTTTCAAATCCATCTCAGTCAGCCTTCAGATTGGTAGAGGCTATCATTAGCTCGGTCCACGGCACCGTCGGAGCACTCGGCACCCCCACTGCCGCAGTAGGATGCGTGTGGGCATTGAACTGCTTAACCAACAAATCGACAACTGCCACAAACGTTCTTGCCGATACCGCACCGCCTGTGACCACCTCTACCGTTGTATCTTTCATTCGCACCTGCGCGCCCTTCTCTTTGCCGAACACCGCGCCCCCGGTCAACACCTCCTTCAACGCTCCCGGCACCGTCGCTAGCCCCGGTATCGCTATCGCGTCGCTCAGGTCGTGCTTCCTCAAGTCCTTCGGGTCCACGTCCACCTTGCCGCTGCTCAAGCTCCACTCGTCAATCGACCGCTCGCACACGAGCAACAACACCGTGTCGCCGGCCGCAAGCGGGAGATGGATGAAGTAACCCCCGGCCCGCGGCCAGAGCACCGGCACCTCGGGCAGCACCGGCAGCACGTCCACCCCCTCGCTCCCGTCGTCGTTCACGAACGGCAGCTTCACCGTTGGCTTCACGTCGGCCCTCTGCGTGGCGGCGTTGTACTTGGTTACAACCCCCGGCAATGCTACGTGAGTGCTCGCGAGGCCCTGGTCCACCGCGGCCTGCAACAGCTCGGCCATCGTCGGAGTTCGCGTCTGCCCCAATCGCGTCATATCCCTATCGCCTTCCCCTCGAACTCAGTGTACCAGTCCGTTCCCCACGTGTCCCCAACGTACTGCGTCCGACCAACCTTGAACGTCCCGGACTTACCAGGCTGCTCGGAAAACACCGTGACCCTTCGCCCCGGCCGAATCGCTCCGGTCAACAACGACCTCGCCGTGATTCCACCGTCTTCGCCCTTCTCTGGCGACCCTATCAATCCCGTCGTCGCCGTGAGCTGGACCACCTCCTCCAACGTCGTCTCCTCGGGCGCAAGCACTTGGAGCTGTCCATCCTGCACCGACCACGTGTAGCCCGCTGCGCTCACGTACTGGTCGAGGATAGTAGACACCTTGCCCGACACCACAACCCCCGTCTTGAACGCAACCAGTCCCCGCAAAGGCGCAGCGAACTTCACTGCGGAGTTGCCGAGCCCCAGCCCCGCCTCCGCGGCGAGTCGCAACAAAAGCGATTGCAGCGTGGTCCCCGGGCCGAAGGCTTGATTGATACGCTTCGACGCAAACTCGTATTCGCCGTCCCGCGCTTCAATTTTCGTTACCCAACTCGTTCCGTCCCGGTTGCTGTCCGCGACTTCGAGCTTGCCGTAAAAGAGGCGGTCCTTGCGCGACACATACCCGGCTTCGACTATCACCGGGTAACCCTTGATTTGCACGGCCTGGCGCTTGGCGAGCGACAGATTGTAGATTTCGATTGCCGCGGAGTTCGGCGAGCGGTCCTCGGTCTTCTCAATCGAAAACGTCGCCTTCATCACCGGGGTCGGTGTACCATCCGTCGAAGGCAACTTCGACCGCCCTTCGATTCGCACCGGCCCTACCTGCACGGTGAAGTCCCTATCGAAGAGTTGCCACTTCATGAGAACAGCTCCACGATATCGGCGGCGGGAAAGTAGATCATCGAGGCGTTCTTTCCCAGCCCCTCGAAGGCCACGGGATCAGACGGCACCTCGTCCGCGTCGACGAACAACACCTCGCCGGAAGGCCGAACCTCGGAACGGTCGAGACGGAATACCGGCCAGTTGACTACCAGCTTGATGCCCGTCCGAATCGGCGTCCCATCCAACGAGTAAAGCGACATGTACCAAGCTTCGTCACGAGAGTTCCAGCGGAAGGAGCACTGATAGTCGGTGCCGTCCATGTCGACGATAAAGTAGAACGCCACGTTGTCCGCTGCGTTTCGAATCGGTATTTCTTCAAG